ACGAGCGTTAGCACCAATGCTATTGCTCGGAGAATCTACGAACCTGTTCAACAACGCGATTCCGCTACTGGTTGTCGCTGTTACACCTTCTTTGGATCGTCCATTGTTAGTGCTGCCAGCGGTTGTGGTAATCGTATATTTAGCACCAATAAAACTTACGGCTGGAGTGCCGGCAGTAAATTGCGCCTCGTACACGATTGCAGGGTCGGTATATACATACGCTTCGACGTCTGCTGAACCCAGCGTAGCTGTTGAAGCAGGGAAGAACGTAGCATATGTAGGAGTACCGTCGGTTGCGGTATAGAAACATCCAGCAAAAACTCCAGCTGGTGTGCCTGTCGCAGTGCCTTGGATCACGTACCCAGAAGATAGGTTTACAACGTCTCCGTTGAAGATAGCAGCAGAGGTGCCACTAGCAATACGCAACTTCTGAGGACGGATCGTACCACCGTAAAGGTGATAGGCTGGTGTGAACCCGTTAGGGGCATCAGTATTAGCCATGATTTAATCCTCTAAGGAAAATGATAACTTAATCAGCAGCCGGTTTTCGACTGCCGAATTCCACTTTGGTGCTTCTCCTCATGTCGCTTTGTCGTAGCGGCATTCTTGGATCAGCTTCTCGCATCAAATCGTTGTCAACACCTTGAAGTTGTTCTGCTGTCTTTCCGTGGAAATAATCATTACGTTCTTCGACGGTCTCTTCAGGAATTTTTGCGAGAATCAAGCCACCAACACCTATTACGCCAGCGTGCTTACCTTCCTCAATCGTAGGAGCATCGAAATCAGGATGATCTTCTGCTCTTACTGGCTCGAATCCTTCACGAATACGTTTTGACATATTCGCTTTGTCATCGTGCCCACGGACTTCTGCACGTACCCACCTGTGTTTATATCCAGGAGGAGCTTCAGGAGCGTCTAACATAGATGGCGGTTGCCATGGTTTACGGCGAGCAGTTTTCGCTCGAGTTTCAGCAGATCTGGAGGTACGATCTGTCATTTTCATCTCCTAAACGTATTTTGCGTACTCTTCTAGAGGCACACCTATTCTTTTAGCTATCGCTATCTGTGAAGGTGTGAGTTTCACACTGCGTGCACCTTTTCTAACTGTGCCAGCACCTCGGCTGGCTCCCGCTACGGCAGATTGCACGTTCTTTGTCTCACCGACAAATTTCTGTGGAAAAAGTTCTCGCATTTCGGCGTCAACTCTTTCGTAATAATGTTTCGAACTAGGGACTACGCCCTCTTTAATTAACTGTTGATGAACACCCATGGCAGCATATGTCATACCAGTGTCTTCACCAAACCAACTGTTTTTCTCTGCCCATGCTTCAGCTTGTGGATCAGGAGCAGCTGGTTGTATATTCCGTTCTTGAGATAGCTCAGGCGTAACAACTTCTTGTTCTGCCGTTTGTTTTTGTCTTGCTACCAAACGCTCGGCATTTTGCGCTTCATAAGAAGTTTTAGCAACCGCCTCAGTAGCTAACGCAATCGCTTCAGCATCGCCAAGTTCTTGCGCTTCTTTTAAAGCACGTCTTGCGCGTTCTCTGTCAGACTCAATACGTTGCTGATATTCATTAACAAGCGTCGAATCTGAGGACTTTAATTTTGTTTGCAGCTGATTATTTTGCTGAGAAATTTTCTTAGCAAACTCAATAGCCTCTTCTTTTTGGCG